TTAGTGCTTCGCAAGCAGTTGGCGCACGGCGACTGCCCAATACTCACGTGGATGGCGAGCAACGTAGTCGCAAAGCTGGACGCGAAAGACAACATTTATCCAAACAAAGAACGACCGGAGAACAAAATTGACGGCGTTGTGGGGCTGATTATGGCGTTAAGTCGAGCGATTAGCGGCGAGTCCGGCCCCGACATTGAACTATTCCTATCTGACCCACTGGTGCTTTAATGAGCCTATTCAGTTCGCTTAGCGGATTCTTCAGATCACCAGGAGCGCCGCCGCGAGTTGACGGGCTGCAATCCGGCGGTCCAACCGGTTACGGCACCGCCGCCGCGACGGAAGTCACCTTTGATACAGCCATGCAGATCAGCCCGGTGTGGGCGGCGGTCAAGCTGATTTCTGAATCCATCGGCTCTATGCCGTTTTAATATTTACGAGACAGGCCCGGAAGGTCGCAAAGTTGCTGTCAATCACCCGCTGCAGAGAGTCCTGACTCAAAGGCCAAACCAGTATCAGACAGACGTAGAGTTCTGGGAAAGCATGGCGCTCAACCTGGCTGTCAGCGGCAACGCCTACGCCATCATTCAAAGGATGGGGCAGCGAGATTGTCGGGCTTTTGCCGGTATCATCGTCGCAGATTGAAACCACACTTCTTGCTGATGGCACGGTTATCCACACTTACACCACCGGTCTGAATGTGAAGGTCTACACCAGCCAAACCATGTGGCACGTCAAGCTATTCGGCAACGGCATCGTGGGCCTGTCCCCGCTGTCTTATGCGCGGAACTCTATCGGTATCGCGCTGGCGGCCGACAACCGTGTGAGCAAAATTTACAGCAACGGCGCCAAGCCGTCCGGCATTCTGACCATCGACAAAACCTTGACCGAGCCCCAGCGCAAACAGATCCGCACCGCATTTGCAGGACTGGGAAGAAGGCAACGAAGACAAGCTGTTTGTGCTTGAAGCCGGGATGAGCTACACACAAGTCAGCATGAGCCCGCAGGACATCCAGCTCCTGGACTCCCGACGCTTCCAGATCGAGGACATTGGCCGCTTCTTTGGAGTGCCGTCTATCCTGCTGAACCAAACCTTCGGCCAATCGTCCCTTGGATCTAATGTTTACGAAATCTTGTCAGCTTTCTACAAGCTGAACCTGCGCCCTTACCTTGAAAAAGTTTTGAAGCCTCCGTTCCGCGCTGGTTAATGGAGCCAGGTGATGCCGAAAAGTACGAATGTGAATTCGATTTTGACGCTGCTTTACTGCGGGCCGACCTGCTCACACGCATGCAGGCCAACCGTGAGGCGATCAACTCCGGGCAATGCACCCCGAACGAGGCCCGACTCAGTGAAGGTAAGCCGGCACTGGATGGCGGCGATCAATTACTTATCCAGGGTGCAATGATCCCTATTAAGCAAGCAGGGCAAAAGCCCGTGGAGAAGCCCAATGAAGCGTAAGAATCTCACCCTCGCTGCAACCGGCCTCAAGATGACAGGAGATGGCCGCAAGTTCTCGGGCTACGCGTCTGTCTTCGGTGGCGTTGACAGCTATGGCGACACCATTCTACCCCGGCGCCTACAAGGCCACCATCGGTGAGCGATCCCGGCCTATTGCCATGCGCTGGAACCACTACGGCCCTGTTATCGGCAAGTGGACGAAAATGGAAGAGGACGAAATCGGGTTGTTCGTTGAAGGCGAGCTAACACAAGGCCATTCCGTTGCCGAGGATGCTTACGCGCTGCTGAAGCATGGCGCTGTTACCGGCCTGTCTATCGGTTACCGGGCCGTCAAAGAACGGAAAACGACACCGGCGGTTACGACCTGGCCGAGATTGATCTCATAGAATTAGCATTGTTGAATCCCGGCTGACCTGGCGGCACAAGTTGCCGACGTTAAAAGCCACATCAAGAAGCTGATAGCCTAAAGATTACGAGCGAATTCTGCGCGATGCAGGGTTTACTCGGGCTGATGCTACCGCGCTGGTAAGCGGCATCAAGTCCTTGTATCAGAGTGACTCTGAAACAGAAAGCCAAACCGCAGCGATTGCGGGTCTATTCCAGCAATTCAGTAACCCGCAAACGTAACGGCCAAGTCGGCCAGAAAGCCCGCAGTTGCGGGTTTTTCTATGCACAAAATTTGAGGAATTACCATGAGCGATGACATTAAGGACATTGTTGAAAAGGGCCTAACACAGGTTAAGTCTGTGCAGGATCAGCTCAAGACAGCGTTGGACGCACACACCAGCGAAATCGAGCAGCACGGCAAAGCATCAACCGAGCTTACCGGAAAGATTGACGGCCTAGCCGAGCAATACAAAGCGCTGAAAGAGCAGATGATTGATCTCGCTCAAAAGCAAAATCCTGCCAGCCAAGAGGCAATGGTTAAAACTGCCGGCGGCGAGTTCATTAACTCCGACCAGTTCAAATCCCTGGCCACTGGCGAGCGTGAAAAAGCTCGTTTTGAAGTAAAGAACACCGTGGTTACCGGCGACAACATGCCGTTCGAGATGCAGCGCCCCGGCGTCATTCCTGGCAGCTTTGCGCCGCTGACTATTCGGCAGATGATTCCGACCATCGTGGTTGCGAGTAATTCCGTTAGCTCGCTGCGCGAGCTGGCTTTCACAAATGCTGCTGCGGAAGTTGCAGAGGGCGCGCAAAAGCCTGAGTCAGATATCACGTTCGAGCCGTACAACGTGCAAGTGGAGACCGTGGCTCACTGGATTAAGGTATCCAACCAGTTGCTGGCTGACGCGCCTGCAGTTGCCGCGTACATTGATACCCGTCTGCGTGATGGCCTGGCTCAGCGCATTGATCGCCAGCTGCTGCTTGGCAATGGCACACCCCAAACTTGTCTGGCTTGACTGACGCCGGCAACTTCACCGCATTCACTCCGGCCTCTGGCTCTAACCTGGTTGAGTCTATCAACAAGGCGAAGTACAACCGCTGGGCCGTGGGCGAAGTAGTGGATACCGTCATCGTTAACCCGGCTGACTGGGCAGAAATGGAGCTTCTGCGCGAAGGCTCAGGCACAGGTGCCTACTTGTACGGCGCACCCGGCACCAACGCCGGCGCACAGCCGTTCGGCGTGTCAGTGGTTATGTCTCAGCACATGCCCGCTGGTAGCTTCCTGATTGGCAGCTTGCGCACGTCAGCCATCATCTATCAGCGTCAAGGTGCGGTGGTTGAGATGGGCTTTGTGAATGATGACTTCACCAAGAACCTGGTGACAATTCGCGCAGAAGAGCGTCTTGGCTTGGGCGTAGATCGGTCCTGCCGGCCTCATGTACGGCGATAGTCACCGCAGCTAAGGGCAGGCGGGGCTTCGGCCTCGCTGCCTTGAGGTTCCATGAATGCAAAGCCCTGAAAGCCTTCCTGCACGACCAGCTTGGCCGAGTAGAGAAAGGCACCGAATTTGAAGCCACCAAAGCCCAGCTTGGTGGCGTAGAACGATTTGTTGAGGTCTACCAGACCAAAGTAACGCATGAGGTTCCAGACAATGCTGCCGACGTTGAGCGAAGTGAAAAGCGCATCTGCGACTGGAAGAAAGCCAGGCCGAGGAAGACGCGCATCTACAAAGTCTGGTTGATGCGGCTGCAGATTACACTGCCCAATACCTTGGCCGATCCCTGCCGTGGGCTGACGACAATGGCGATCTCGTGCCGGTGCCCGCAAGCGTGAAGCCGCGGTTCTTTGATTGTTGCGACCTTTATGAAAACCGAGAGGCTCAGGTAATTGGCGCCACTCTTGCCGTGAATCCGGCCGTAGATCGCCTTCTTCATTTTACCGAGTAGGAATGGGGATTTAACGTGGCCTTCAGACCCGGCGAACTAGACCAGCGCATTGAGCTGCAAAAAGAGATCCGCGCACCTGATGGCCAGGGTGGCTTACACCAAAATATGGGGAAACCCCAGACCGAAGTATGGGCGCACGTTCGCCCGCTTCGCGGTACAGAGCGCCAGAACGGCGACCGCACTCAGGCTGAAGGCGGCTACCTGGTAGTCATCCGCTACCGCAGCGACGTGAACGAAACCTGGCGCATTAACTGGCTGGGAATGGATCGCGTGATGAACATCACCTTTGCGCAAAACGGTGGCCGGCGCTCCGCCTACCTGCCGCTTGAGTGCAGCTGTGGAGTGGCAACCTGATGACGCAGCGTGACCGGCAGTTTGAAATTACCGGCATTGAAGAATTCCGCAAAATGACGAAAGACCTGGCGCCAAGGCAGGCCCGCAACCTTGCCCGCGCAACCGTTCAGGGCGTGGCCACCGAAGTGGCAAAGCAGATGCGCAAGAAAGCCCCGAAAGACGATGGCACGCTGCGCAAAGCGATTAAAGCCCGCCGCCGGAAAATGCAGGGTGATGTGGCGATGTCAGATGTGCGCATCGAGCACGGCAAAGGCTCGAAAAACGATGCCTGGTACTGGCACTTCATCGAGTTTGGAACCCAAAAGAACTCAGCACAGCCATTCATTCAACCCACTGTTGCAGCAGTAGAGCCGCAGCTGCCCGGAATCTTCGCCCGCGAGTTTGGCAAAAAGCTGGAAAAGGCACTGGCCCGAGAGGCGAAAAAGCAGGGAGTGAAAAATAATGGCTGAAGGCATGGCAAACGCCGTACAAATCGCTGTGCACATCGCGCTTTGTTCCAGCTATGAGCTGGCAGCTATATTGGCAAAGCGCGTCAATTCACCGGACATACCCCCGTTTTTAGAGCTGGACTTTGTTTCGCGCCAGTATGTCGTCCGCGGCGCGGCTTCCTTGTTTCCCGCCGTCTACGATGATGTTATCCAGGCTGGCGACTCCGGCAACGACTCTGTTTTCCCTTACATCGTAATCGGCAGCGATTCCATTCTTGATATGTCCACCGATACATCCTCTGGTGGTGACATTAACGTGACCATTGATGTCTGGAGCCGGTACGACGGCAAGCGCGAAACCAAGCGCATACAGGCTGCAATCTACCGTGCGCTGCACAGGGCCAGTCTGAAAGTCCCTGACCATGAGTTTATAGGCTGTGACTTTGACCAGGAGCAGCCAGTGACCCTTGACCCTGACGGCCACACATACCACGGCGTGTCGTCTTTTCGCGTTCTGATTGACGAGATTGGCTATGGGAACTGAATGGATTGATATGGAGCAGGACGGGCATGGCCTTGTCGTCATAGACGCAATGGGCGTGGTCATTGATTCGGTTGAAGCGTTCCGTTTAACCGAGGACGGCGTGGAAGTGATAGCGCTTGCAGTAACCCCTGAAGGTAATGAACTGGTGTGCAGTCGCGACGGCGGCATAACTCTGGAAACGATACGTGCCCGCATGGATATTCCTGGTGGCATGGTTATCAATTTAAACGACGAGGCATAAATCATGGCTAAGTATCTCGGCCGCAAGGTCATTCTGAAAAAAGACAACACCCCAATTGCCAACGTGCGCACCAAATCGTTAAGCATCAACCGTGAACTGGTCGATTCATCTGATGACGACTCTGGCGCATGGGCCACCCATCTTGACGAGCCTGGCCAGATCGACGTTTCAATCTCGGTGGAGGGCGTCATTGCAGATCATTCCATTTTAGGCGAAGCGCTGAACGTGGCCACCGGCAATGAAACATATACCCTGACCTACCCTGATGGTGGAATTGTCTCTGGGAGCTTTGGGCTTTCATCCTTCGCGTTGGAGGACACCTACAACGATGTCAGCACCTACTCTTTCGAGATGCGCGCATCCGGCGAAGTCACTTACACCGCACCATAAGGCTCAACCATGGCAATCTTTGATGACATTGAGCTGTCGTGGGAGGGCGTACCCTACACGATACGGGGCGATGACCACATAATGCGCGTGCTCGCCGCAGTGGAAGACCACCTAACCTTTATGGAGCTTGAGCGGGGCCGGTCTTCTGGCAAAATCCCATTAGCCAAACTGTCAGCGGCCTATTCGGTTGTTCTGCGCTATGCGGGCTGCCGGGTGAGCGCGGCGGAAGTGTACAAAGGCATGTGGGCAGACGGCCAAACCCTCGCCGCAATCTCCGAAGCCGTGGCAAGCCTGCTGGAGCTGATGCTGCCACAATCGATACGCTCAGACCCCTGCGCCCGAACCCGAAAAAGGCGAGGATGCCCCCAAGTCAAAAAAGACGAGCGCGGGCAGGTCGTAAAATCGGCTTACCAGGCCGCTGTCATCGGCTGGGGCTTGTCCCCGCGTGAGTTCTGGTCGATGCACCCTACCGAGTTTTATTGGTTTGCAGACGCCAAGGCCGAACAAATTAAGCATCAGAAAAGGCAGGCTGGCGGCATCACCGAAGATGAAGCCCTGGAAATGAAAGACGAACTGCGCCGCGCCCGCGTCAAGGCCGGATTCCCCCCCGATTAAAAGGAACCAACATGGCTATTGGCAGCTTGGCCGTGCGCGTATCCAGCGACACCACTAATTTCAATCAAGGCATGGCCAGCGCAGGCGGCACGGCCAAGAAGTTTGGCGCCGAAGCGGCTGACGTTGGCAAAAAAGTGGCAGTGATGGGCGCTGCGGTCGCGGCTGCCGGGGCTGCTATCGGCATCGAGCTAACCCGGCGCGGCCTTGAGGCCGTGGACTCGCAAGCAAAACTTGCAAGGCAGCTTGGCGGCACCATTGACGGCCTGCGCGGCTTGCAGATTGCAGGCTCTGATGCCGGTGTCGGTACGGAAGTGCTAGGCAAGGCGATGGAAAAGCTCAACTCACGACTAGGTGAAGCTCAGCGCGGCAGTGGATCGGCGTTTGATTCATTCGAGCGCCTTGGCCTGTCTGTCGAGAGCCTGTCAGGCATGGACGTAGACCAGCGACTGGCCACTATTGCCGATCGCATGAAAGAGATGGGGCTGTCTACCCAGGAGGCTGGCGACGAATTACGCCAGATGGGCATACGCAACGGCGAAATGGTCAACTTAATGCTGCAAGGCGGCGATGCCATACGCGCCGGCCGCAAAGAAGTGGACGCACTTGGGCTTTCACTGAGCGCAGTGGATGCGGCACAGGTTGAGGCTGCAAACGACTCCTTTGCTCGCATTGGCCTGGTGGTTGAGGGCATCTCCCAGCGCATGGCTGTTGAGTTCGCGCCGATACTGGACGCCGTAAGTCGGATGATGGTTGAAGCCGGAACTGATGGCGTAGACATGGGCGAAGCCATTGGTGATGGCTTTAACCTGGGCATCAAGGCGGCCGCGTTTATTGTAGACGCAATCGAGGTCATTAAGCGCACGTTTGAAGTTGCAGGCAAAGGTATTGCTCTGTTTGGTTTGGGCGTGGTTGACGTGATGCTCTCAGCCGCTGACGCCATCGTTAACAACCCGGTGCGGGCGATCAACGAGCTGATCGACGCCATGAACAAAATCCCCGGCATTGATATTGACGCCGTGAGCTTGTCCGGTTTTGGCGAAGGCATTGCCAGCGAACTGAAAACCGTGCGTTTAGCGCAAGAAATCGGCATTCAGGACATAAAAGACACCCTGCTGGCACCACTCCCGGGCATGAAGTTTGAGCAGTTCGTTGCAGAATCCCGCGCAAACGCCGTTGCTGCCGCCGAAGAGATGGCCGGCATTGGCGATCTACTCCAGCCAGATCTTGGCAGCGGTACAGCTGGCGGAAGCGGCACAGGGGTCTGGCGCCGGAGAATGCGGTGAAGAGGCCGACCGCAAGCGCGAAGAGTTGGCGCGAAAGCTGGAGGTTATCCGCGAAGCAAACCTGACTGAACGCGAATTAACGCTTGAGAAATACAAGCAAGACCGAGAAGATTTAGAGGCTGCAAAGCTAGCAAGCCTAGAAATTGAGGGCGGCTACGCTGAAGCAAAAAGACTGCTAAAAGAACGCGAAAAAGCCGACTTAACAGCGATAGAAAAAGAAGGATCAGACGCCCGCACCCAGCTGGCCCAGCAAGAAGCCCGAGCAAAGCAGCAAGCAATGAGCAGCGCCATGGGCAACCTGTCCACGCTGATGAACACAGGCTCCAAAAAGCTCTTTAAAATCGGCAAGGCCGCTGCGCTGGCGGGAGCCCTGGTAGATGGCTACGCGGCCATTGTAGGTGCTTACAAAGTGGGCGCGTCAATCGGCGGGCCTCCTCTGGGCGCAGCCTACGGCGCGGCAGCAGGCGCAGCCACGTTTGCCCAGATCAATGCCATACGATCCCAGTCGTTCGGCGGCGGAGGAAGTGGCGGCGGATCGGGCGGCGGCGGCAGCGTCACCCAGAACATCAACAACCAGGGCGAGGCCGTACGCGGCCAGGCCAGCACAGGCCAAACCCTGACACTGCAAGGCATCAACCCCGGCGATATGTTCAGCGGTCGCCAGCTCATCGAAACCATCAATCAAGCCCAGAAAGACGGTGCTATTTTGCAGGTGCAACAGTAATGGCTGAAAATAAGCGTTTTGGCCGCGAGCCGGTTCAAGTCCTGGAGTTCGATCAAGATTTCTGCAACCTGACTTACGGCGTTGCGCCCTGTACAGCCGCACTTCAAGAAGGCCAGACCCAGTGCTTTAACACTCGCTCCACCTGCCAATCACCGGCCAACTACGACAAGGGTGTGAAAGTTCTTCGATTCATCGATAAGCGCAGCCCGGGACCGACAGACAGCTACTACATACCCTCGCTAACCGGCGTGAAAGTAACCCCCGCAAAACTCAATCCGGGCGGCGCCAACTCCAATGCTAGCGCACTAGGCCAGAGGGCGAGCATATCAGCCACATTTCAAGATCACCCCCACAACGACAAGATGGTTGACCCTTACCGCATTCTGCGCAATTACACACCCATTGATCGCGGCACATTCTGGACAAAATGGCGGGCGCGCAACCCTTACTACATGCAGCGCCCTATCCGCCTGCGCACGGGCTATCTGGTTAACGGCGCCATTGTTGACGAGATCAGCCGTGATTTTGTCGTTACCGGCTTCGAAGGCCCCGACGCCAGTGGCCGCG